CTACATACAACACACTACCGGAATGTGGATCCACTTCACCATCTGAGTCAGAAACATATGTACCAAATACTGTAGTATCTTGAGCAGAGTCTTTGATAATATTACCCACGTCTAAGAATGGTAGAAACCCCGAGTTACTATTTTGATGATACAGTACCGTAGCATCAGTGGATGTTCCAGTAACTTTATTTACATATGCTTTAGCCGTCAAAGTGCCTTGAACCTGAGACATAACATCATCCACGTCCAATTCATTAAGCCCCGTGCCACTATTTAATGTGAGGATTTTCAGTGCATTTCCTGTAGCCGCAGTGAAATCAGAATCTCCTGAGCTTCTACTTGTAGGAATTTTTGGATTTTTAATAATACCAATTTGTCTAAAGTCTGCACCTGTACCAGCCAAGAAGTCACCTGATCCAGCTTCACCAATAATTTTAGCATTAAACATAATAGATGAAGATTTTAAATCTTTGCGTGGATCTGCGCCGATTCCTTCCGGTGAAATGATTGGAGTAACACTAGCACCTGAGCCACCTCCTCCAGACAAAGTTATACTAGCGTCAGTATATCCTTGCCCGAAAGGAAAACCATTAGCAGAGTCATCAACATTTACTGCAACAACCTCACCTCCTGCTACTGTAGCAACTGCTCTTGCGTTAGTGCCAGGACCACTAATTGTAACTGTAGGAGCAGAAGTATATCCAGTACCACCACCATCTACAAGATAACCAACAATTTCACCAGAATTTGCAGCATCTTGCACATCTTTTTGTGACTGTTGAATGTTACTAAGTCCGGATGTTGCTGTAATCTTCTCAACAGGAATAAAGTTTGATGTTGCAAAGTTGTTCAGTTTAATAGCAGATTCTGTAAATAGGAACTTCCAAACATAACCATCAGAAGTTTTTACTGGAGAAGTTGTCGTTCCTGTGGTATCTGGGTCAACTGTAGAAGCATGTACAGCACCAGTACTAGTGTTTCTGCCTTGTCTAAGACAGATGTAAATACGATTTGACTGGGTGAGAACATAGTATTGACCATTTTGAGTAGCATTCTGTGTATCTCTATATGGCTGATAAATTGTACCAGAAGACCAGTTATATCTTTTAGACACAAAACTAACAGAAGAGATTTTTTGAATGGACTGTAGATTGTTTCTAAAATCTCTTTCAGTGCTTACAGAATTAATAATGCTAGTGGGTGTTGTGTCTGTTATGTTCCACAAATCAGTCTTACCAAGACCAAGATAGTAGTTATTAGAATCCGCTTGAAGGTCTTCTATTAGTTTTTCTACCAAGATTTGTTTAGTGTCTGTGGTTACGATTGCTACCATTTTTTATCTCTTCTTATGTAATTGCTAAGTCTGTATCAGCAGAATCTTTAGCACCTATCAGGTGCCAGTTGGAACCCGCCCACACTGCTTGTGTAGAACCATCTTGAGAAAGTGTAAAACTTGTAAAATTGCCAAAATTTGATGGAGTTACTGTTGCAGCACCAGAGTTTATATTCAAAAAGATTTTATATTCACCAGTTGATGCGCCATCATTAAGAGTAGCTGATATAGCAGATCCTCTATTAAAAATAATAAGTGTATCAGAATCATTTACTGTTGCACTTGCATCTGTAATAGTTTGGGTGGCATAAGCAACATTGACACCATTAGTAGAAATAAAATCACCACCAAGTGTTGAGTATAACTCGTTAAAGTTATCATAGATTTTCTGTCCACCCGAACGTAAAGTGTCGCCAGTGCCATCATTGGCATTTGTTCCAATATCTAAAGTTTGCTTTGCCATTTTACCTACTTACACATTTAATTGTTTAGTTATATTTATATGCATTATTTAAGATGAGGGCAATTCTATCAATCTTGCGAGATAACTTTCATATTCTTTAACCACTTCATTTCTAAAACTTTCTATAGCAGCACCAGTCTGTCTCATGAGCTTAAGTTTCCGTTCATAATAAGACGGTCAGCTGTATCATTAATAATTGTAACCAGACCTTTTGCAACCAATGTTGTAGAGCCATTTGTTCCCAGACTGGTAGTATGACCAGCAATATAAACCCCGTTAGTCATATTAGTCCAGCTAATTGTTCTACTTGCGTTGTTAAAATTAAAGATGGTAATAATCTGACCAACTTCGCAATCACCAGCATCAATTGTAAAAGTGCTTGAGCCTGTACTCATACTAAAGTACTTACCTGAACTGTTTGCTGGCAAATCGAAAGGTGTGGTGGTAACAGCAGTTCTTTCCAGCGCCCGAACATTACCCTGCGCATCTTGAATAGTACCACTAGCTGTTACATCGACTGCTGTTACATCCCCACTAGCTGTTACATCGACTGCTGTTACATCCCCACTAGCTGTTACATCGACTGCTGTTACTGTGCCTGATACAGCAATATTACCGGTTACATTAACACCAGTGCTGTCCGTATTGAATTTTTGTGACCCATAGTGGTTAAGTTGAACTTCACCAGTTGATCCATCTGCTCTAATGTAGTTGGTAATACCACCTAATCCATCATCAGTGCTAATAGTAACATCTGCATCATTAACATAATTCTCAATTGCAATACCTCCACTAGTACCCACGTTCCGTATACGGCCATTAGTACCGTCATAGTAAATCAGAAAGTCATCAGCATTACCTAATTTAATCTGCGATTTATCTGGCATTTTGAGATCGTCGGAATCAGAGAAGGTGATATTACCACCAACAGTCAGACCGTCCGCTGTTACTGTGCCTGATACAGCAATATTACCGGTTACATTAACACCAGTAGAGGTTGTATTAAACTTTTGTGATCCATAGTGGTTAAGTTGAACTTCACCAGTAGAACCTTCTACTACGATGTAGTTGGTAATACCACCCGAACCATCATCAGTGCTAATAGTAACATCTGCATCATTAACATAATTTTCAATGATAATATTTCCATCATCCGTAGGCGCTGGTGCAGTGCCTCGTATACGGTTATTACCCCCGTCATGATAAATCTGAAGTTCAGCAGAATTGCCTAACTTAATCACTGATTTATCTGGCATGATAAGGTCATCAGAATCAGAGAAGGTAATGTTACCACCAACAGTAGTATTATCACTGCCATCAACCTTTAACCCATCGGTAGAAACCCAACCAGTTCCATCGTAACGAATAGTTGAATTAGTAACAGCAGTTTCTGGTAAAATTTCGAGTGCAGCAATAGCACTATCAAGAGCTTCAAAATTGACATTAATTTTTTGTCCAGCGGTTCTTAGATTATCGCCAGTATTATCATTGGCAACAGTTCCTACATTTAGAACATTATCGCTATTTAGAATTGATAAGGGCATTTTTAATTCCTATAAAACCAGTTAAACTTATTTATATTAAACATATGGACCAATTGCAGAATCTAATCCAGAATCATTATAGAATGGGAACAAGTCTTTATCAATAGTCTCGGTTTCACTAGAGAATCTAATACCTGGAATAAATCCGACAGTATCAAATGAACCACTATCTTCATCCAGTGTAATATCAGAGACGTTAGAGAGATTATATTCAATTTCAGTGGAGTCATCACTATCACTAAACCTTCTGGAATTCACATTAAGAATGTCACCAATTGAGATATATTGACTACTGTATGTTGAATCATTAAGGGTCGCAGTTTCTTCTTCAAAGCTTTGGTAAATGTTTATTTCACTACTAACAGCAAATCTACCTTGAGCAGAACTGTCAATTACACTAGTAGAAGAGAGACTTGTAAATTCAACTTCATCATCAGATGCAATAATAAATAGTGCAAGATCATCGTCTGTAGTGACTTCGGTAAGACCATTGATTGCACTACCATCATCCTTTAAGGATACAGTAGTGTTGAAAGAAGTTTGTGTGAACAATGCGTATCCAGCAGGGTGTAGATATGATTTATAATAATCTAACCACTGAGTAGAAGGAATGCCACTTTTTAATTGAATAGAATAGACTTGATAAAAATATGAATCTTGAATATACTTTAGAGATTCTGCTCCTATTTTACTTTCACCAACAATAAGCATATCATTTCTAGGAAGATTTTTTTCAATTTCTTGCTGAAAAAAATACCTAAAATATCTATCAACAGATATATTAGTTCCTTTAGTTTTGTAAACTTCTGGAAGTTGTTTGTAAGCAAATGTTGGAGCAATATACTGATCTTTTGGAAACCCAGGAGACCTTTCGTTAAACAATAAGTCTAATAGTTCACTTGATGTGGATTCGGCATCTTTTGCAGTGAAAATGTTTTTTAAGTTATGAGTAATACCACCTTCATTATCCATAAACTCATAATATTTTTTCAGAAATGTCACCAGATTAGGATACTGTTCCTTGAAATGTTCTGGTATAACAGTATCAACTTGAGATTCATTCAAGTTAGCGTTTAGTCTATTTAAATCTGAAAGAGTTCTAGTATCACTCATTTTAACTTGTCACACCAACTGCTGAAACTGCTATGTTATTGTCCTGAATACCAGCAGAATTATAGTTACCTAAAGTAATCAAAGTGTTCCTCAAAGGTTTAAAGGAACTATCATCAGCAGGATTGGCAGTAATTCTCAAGTAACTATTGCCTGAAAGAATAGAGTCAATCAAGAATCCAACTAAAATGACTTTTCCTGTTGCTGGTTGATACTCTCCAACATCAGAAATAACTATATTACCTTCTTTATCTACAACCTGAAGAGTGGTCGAATGTAAAGGAGAATTTCTAAGAGAACAAGAAATGCCGTTGACAATAAATCCATCACTAGAGATACTTGCCGCTTCCATCAAAGGGGACTCAATACTATTTAAAAAATTAATCTCATAGTTACTTCTGACAAAATTGCCAGTATCTGGATTAGTTGAAGGTGTAAATCTAGCAGTCATTTTAATACTAATATTTGTACCCAAAATAGATGGATCGGCCGCATCAAGATCCGATGACAGTTTAGACTTTCTAATAGTATCATTAAATTTACCACTATTTGTCGTAAAGTAAGATGATATTACAGAGTTCAATTTATTCTGTAAACCTTCTTTAGTCAAATTAGTCAGAGAAGGATTATATTTAAAAATATTAGTAACGTCCAAATACATAAAAGTAGGATCAACAAATTCTGTTTCAACGCCAATAACAGATAATGGTCCGGTAAGATTATTTCTTATCTGAGTTTCCAGTGCAGTCTTTTCATCGGCACTAACATCACTTTCATATACAATGGAAATAATGGTTTTACCATACTTTGCGGGAATATTATCTTCACCACCCCAAGCATTAATAGATTTAATACCAGGCACACCGTTTGCAATAACGCCTCTATAATCATCAGCAGATACAAGTCTATTCTGCGCAAGATAGGACAAAGGAGCATTAATCCGAATAGATTCCGCACTTTCTTTATCGGATCCAAAAGCAGACTTGGATCCTCTTCTAATGACAGTGTTTAACGTTCTATTACCAAAACTTGCTACAGGAAGAGTGGAAGTTGGAGTAAAGTTATTTGCTCCATTTGCATCTACTCCATTTGTTCTCAGATATGATATTCTAATTACTTCTCCATTAGTAGGATTTTTACCTGTAACACCTTCGACACCAAAGTTAAATTCCCAATATCCATTATAAGTTTCAAGTGGAATATAAAGAGCAGTATTCTCATCAATACTAGAAATTGTTTGAGCATTGACTGTAGCATTTGTACTAAAATATGTGGTAAAATTATCTGAGTTAATATTATCATACACTTCAACTTCAACTGTAGACAAGTCTAAGTCAACATCAGGAACAACATATACCTGTCTGTCGCCTGTAATCTCAGCAATAAAAGTTTTTACTACAAGTTCACCTTCATAGACTGTGATATAAGGTTCACTAGAAGAATTTACAAAAGTGTATAGATTTGGTTGTGTCGAGTTTGGATATGCTATGTAATCAACCAAAGTTCTAAATGTATAAGAAACTCCATCTACAGATGCTGTAAACTGTGTTCCAGAAGGCAGTGTGATAGAAGTTGGTTTATTAGAACCTGATCCCAAGTCAACTGTTACAGTCAAATCTGCTCTAGAAGATGATTTCGATCTTGGTATATATCCAAAAGCCATTGAATGATTTACCAAAGATGTTCTAAGTTGCGCAGTAGGAAGAAATGCTTCATTCAAAGCAAAGTTTGCAATCAATCCATTTAAGTGCGTATTGTAGGCTAATACATCAAGAATGTTGGAAAGACCTGATCCTTCAAAGTCATAATCAGCAAACTCAGACTTTGAAGCAAAATATGTTTTTAAAGACGTTTTAATATCATCAAAGTTTAAGTCTGATGAATTGATTGTGGTAGCCATTCTTATCTAATCCTTGATATTGAAGTATCTAATACTACAACTTCTTCTGTATTTACTATTTTAAATTCAACTCTAACACCAAGATAATTTCTATCTGGATTATTTGTAATATCAACAGAAACTAACTCAGCTCTCGGTTCATATAAGGCAAGTGCATCTGTAATAGCATCTTCAATCAAAAAAGAATTTTCTTCATCAGTAAAGTTTTCAAATAATCTAGACCTAAGATCGGCACCAAAGTTAGGTTGAAAAGGTCTCTCACCAAAGTTTGTTTGTAAAATTGTTTTCACAGATTGTTTGACAGCAGCCGCATCTGTTTTCTTAAAAACATCACCAGTCGTTCTTACAGCGAAGGTTAAATCAACATCACTGTATTTACGATTTCTGGTTGTAACTATTGATGGACTTTGTAAGTTTCCATCTTCTACAGAAAGTGCTTTTGTAACTGCCATTGTACCATTTTTCTTATTTTTCTATATTTTATTTATATTGAAAATACCCAAGACCATTATCAATAAAAGTCGTAAAATTGATATCGGTTCTAACTTTTCTTTCAAACCTACCCCTATAGTTATTATCAACTTTAGGCATTACAACAATAATTTCTGCATGATAAACTTTGTTTTTATCCAGAATGGCATTCTCATCAAATCTATCGGTAGTCGAATCTTGTATAACTGGTTCAAGTGAATCATAATGTAGAATAAGACCTTGAAATAGTTGACTGTCTTTCCAGTAGTTAGCAAGTTCAAATGTTGCATAGGCATCATTTTGACCTTTACTATTCAATACTTCATAAACTACAACTCTACCTTGCGTCTGTAAGTCTCTAATGTCACCAGAAACAAGATTTTCACCAGATTGCTTTTTCACCAAACCTTCTGTTACAATCAAACTATTCTTACGAAAGTTTTGATTATTTCTAAACCCTTCAATCAGAGGAACATGACAATAGAATCTTTTTGCTATATCTTTTCTTTCACTGTTACTTAGATGATTGATAGTTGCTCTAGTGCCAGGAGAAGATACAAATAAAGAAAGAGGAATGCCACTACCTAGTTTAGTGCCAGTATTGATTTTATCTAATTTGACAGGATCATAGATAGGGCTAGGTAAAATCTTTTTAAGAGAAAAGTTTTCTTTATATCTTCTGATAACTCTAGAATTGACCAAAGACTTTCTAGAATACTTAACTTTAGCATCTTTACCAAAGTATGTTCTCAATTTTTTTGCAATAGAGACAATATAGTCTGTTCCGATAATTTTCTTGGCGAGCAAAGCACCAATAAAAGTCTCATTATTTCTATTATTAGGGTCTCTAAGTAAAGCTCTTGCCTGTCTAGTTGTAATTTTATTAAAGTTAATATTAAGCATTACATCCACCCTTTACTTTCACCTAAATCATAAGCATTGGACCACTGAG